GCCGCGAAACCTGTAGCGTGCCCTTCGTTTTAAAGGACCCGAAAGCCTTATAGTATAAGGGTTTCAGGCTCATCATTTTTTTGCCATCTCTTTTTGTAAGCTAAATTTCAATTCTTTTCTGAAATTGCTTTTCACTACACCCATGCCAATCTCGTAAAACGGAAAACGCTTTTTATAATTAATGGTTTCTTTAAAAGCAATTAACAATTTTTCTGGTTTGCCTTTGACCATCTGGTAAACACCCATTCCAGTTTTTGTTGGCATTACTTTTCTGTTTCTTTTTGTGGTGAGCTTCTTCCACTTTAAGTTCCCATATTCATTTAGTGTTGCCTCTTTTGTTGGTACAGCTTCAGGATACTTGGGTGTCGATGGACCTCCTTCGATCTGTGGTTTTAAATAACGTGCTACAAAATCTTTAACCTGCACAAAGGCTTCTAACTTATTTCTTGTAGCGCTACCAATAAAAAAACCATCAATGGTTTTAGGTATAGGTCTGTCAAATACTTTTTTGGTCTGTATGCCATATGTTTTTTTTAATTTTTTAGCAGTGTTGTTTAAAGCCCACCTTGTTGCTTCTGGTAAGTGCTTCTTATACTTCCTGCCTAAAGATTTAACAACTTCTTTTTGGTTTGTTTTAATACTTATTTTCATTTATTACCTGGAAATTTATTTGCAACTTTTATGTTGTACTTCTTCGCCCAACGGGAAACAGTCGCTTTATCTACATCAAAACTCATAGCAATATCGTGCATGGAATCTCCATGCTCAATGCGTTTTTTTAGTATGTCTTTTAGTTCTTTACTATTAGCCATATTAAATATATTGCCTATATTATTTCGTTTTGCATATTTTCGCCAATTTTTCCATACCCTTGTATGTCAATCCAACTATCTCTTATGTCTGGATTATTGGTAGCCCTCAATGCTTTGAACGCAACCATCATAGCCACTGCTTCTGTTGTGGATATTTTTTTCCCTAACATGTGTGTCCATATTTCTGCTAATGCCCCAAAGAAATGCTCTGGCTTTCCATACTCTTTTCCTTTCATTTCAATTAGTTCTTCTATCGTCATTTCATTACCTCGCTTCCAGGAATATCCTGTTTTATTTTGTTTATAAAATCAAATGCATCGCTTGGTATTAATTTTAAGAATTCTTCTAAATACCAAACACATTCTCTATCGTTATTTTTCTTAGCCATATCAACGGCCAACGGCATTGACCTTTTATCCTTGACCAATAAAAAACATTGACCGTCGTGTTTAAACTCCCAAATGTCATCTCCCAGGGGTTCATGTCCCCTATCTATTACATTTTGTTCGCAAACATCAAAAGCCCTTAACATACCTTCGGCCATCGTTGTTATAGAAAGATAGTTTGTGCCTTTGATAACTGCGTTATATTTATTCTTCATTTGAATAAAGCGATTACGCACGTCAGGATCTAGTAACGACACAAATCTATCTTCCCCCCATTTCTTATAAATCTCATCCTCTTTTCGCCTAACTAGGGACACGACAGAATAAGATTTATCTTTTGGGTTATTGTTATTCATTTCTTTTTACTCCGTAAGTGTTTCTTCTGTAACCGTTCCGTAGGACAGTAATCTATAAGAGATTACTGTCCTTACGGTCCAAATAGGTCGATTCTCTACGGAGCTTACGGAGCTTACGGAGTTACTTACTGTCATCTTTAATATTAGTAGGTGTAAACTTCTTACTACCTACCTCCTCTATATATCCTAAATCCTTCAATGCCTTTTTTGCATAATAGATATCGAAATCACAGGCTTTAGTTAATTCTTCTTGTGTTACAAAAACTTCTTCTTTCATTCCATCTTTTGACAGTTTTTCATAATAAATACTCTCCAAAGCGTTCAATAAAAATTCTTGATTTTTACCCAACGCCTTCTTTTCTGGTTTAGCCTCATAAGGAATACTTATCAATCCGCCTGATGTTGTTGGATACCCGTCTTCGTCTTTTAATTCCATAAATTCACATTCCTGGAATTGAAATCTCATGGGTGATATGCCTCTGCCGTCTTTCACTAAAGTTTGTTCTAAATCTAAAGACCAATCTGCATGGTCCAATCCATCGTTCTTTTTTACTCTTAATTCTGCATCTAGAGCTGCGGGTAAAACACTAGAACCACGTCCCCTTCCTTTTTCATTATGTCCTGTATGGTGTACTAATAAAACACCGCAACGGAATTCCTCTCTCAACCACCTATCTACAGAATAGATAAAAGAATTCATGTCTTCAGTGCTATTTTCGTTACCCACAAAATTTCTTGCAACTGTGTCAATAATTACTAATTTTGGAGGTTCTTTATATAAGTCCTGAAGAACTAAAGCTTCATTCCTCATTAGTTCTGCGTCCAAAGGATCTTGTATAGAAACACCCCTATCTGAATAGTGAAATTTGCTATCATCCAGTGAAGTCTTATTTAAGACAGACCAGGATAAAAGTCTTTTTGCTAAATTACGATGACCTTCGGCACATAAATACAAAACCAACCCTTCTTTCGTTGTCTTTTCGTGCCAATCTTTCCCTGTTGCTACACAACAAGCCATATCTATAGCGACAAAAGACTTACCTGCTTTTGGTGAACCAAACATGCCTATAATTGAATCTTCCTCAGCGACATTTCTTATAATCCACCTAGGCGTTTCAATATTATCTATAGCCTCTTTAGCGTGATAAAAACGCAACGCTCTTTGGTCTATTTGTGGTTTATAGGTTACTTCCTCGATACCCAAACTCTTCCTTGCTAAATTGAAGGCACTCTTCCAATCACTATTGGCTTCAAGGATGCGGGCTAAATCAAAAGCATCATGTGAATGTCCATCCCCTAGTACGTCGGCTCCATGATGGCTGTAAATTGTGCCATCTTCCAGAACGACTATACCTGGGGTCTTTGTACTTGAATGGGGAGATAAATAACGGTTTTTGCCTTTCTTTATATAGCCATTCTTTTCTAATATCTCTTCAGCAGAGTGGGTACGATTAAACATATCTATAATGTCTGCTGTGTCATTCTTGGTTGGAAGCTTATGTTTTATCGGTTCTGGCTTCCATTTACCCAGGGCCATCAACATTAGTTTTTCGTATGCTTCCCAATTCTCCCAGAGATCCATGAGAACCTCTGGAAGAACGGGAATGTCCTCAAATGAGTTTGGCGGGGGATTGATCCACTCATAAGGGATTCCACTAGGGTGAATTGAAGGCGGTAACAAATCATGGCAAGCAGCGTTGCCAGTAGAGCCACGCAATTCAAAAACAGTGATAATATTATTATCTTCCTTGAACGCTAATTTCTTAATACTTAAATTTTGAGCGTCATGTGGCATACGATAAAGAAACTTAATACCTTTGTGAGATCCTCGCCAACAGATACCCTCTTTTTTCATCTTTTCAGGATCAATACCCAAAACCTCCTCAAAAACTTTAGCTGATAACTGCCTGTCGTCTATATCTACAGACATGGTTCCAGTGCGATTATGAAGAAGACCAATATTATGGTCATCCGTTAACTGCTCAACATCAACGCCCTTGTCACCCCAATTTGGAGTGTTTGGTCCTTTATGGCCACTTTTCATGGCGACCAATTCAAAACCCAGGGCGTCGTATTTTCTTGCTTCCTCTTTTATCCCCATTTTAAATCACCTTAAAATGGAAGATCGTCTTCTTTTTCCTCCTCAACAGGCTTAGGCTCCTCAACAGATTGTTCTTCCCAATCTTCTGGCCTATCTACCCACTTAATGATTTCGAAGTTCGGTATCCTACTTCTCCAATCAGTTTCGGTTGATCCTGTGTATTTCAACACCGCCAACTTGCCGTTTTTCGACTCGTCGTGACCGAATATATCTGCGTAGATGTTATTGATACCCTGTAGAGCGCCTTTGGTTATCGTAGACCAATTATAGACCCCCTGCATATGCTCAGATTTAAAATAGCAATCCACACTTATTGCTCTATTCCAACCATCTGGCCCTGTTTCACCAGGAGCGGGTTCTTTAATTTTCAAATCGTTTTGCCATTTATATTCTGGCGCAACGCCTCTTTGTATTTTGCCCCAACCAAGCTTAATTGATTCATGGTCAAAAATAAAAGCGCTTATAGCTTCTTCAGATATTTCACCTTCATTGTATTGCCATTCATCATTTTGTGGTTTGTAAGCAATCCACTTAATTTGGCTCTCGCCACTTCCTATATCTAACATAATTACTCCTAAATAGTTTATTTGTTATATTTTTCTATCAAACTCTCTAAGTTACGTTCACAGAATTCGTCCAAAGTTTCACCAGGAATGTCCTTTCTGTGTTCTTCAATACAGAACGCTAAGAATTCATCCTGGGCAAAAGCATCATTGAGAATATTCGTTACCACAACTTTAATTTCTTGTTGTCTTAGTCTCGCAAGCGCTTTTGATTTTGTCCAAACTGTATCACTAACGTAGAGTTGTTTTAGATTGTTGTTTTTATCATTCATAAGTTTACCTTAAAAAAGTGTTTACAATTATCCACAAATAAACTAAAGTTACAACACTTATTTACTAACTAGGAGAAAAAAATGAGCAAATTAACAATATTAGAAAAATTTGAAAAACTAGAGGAGTCACTTCATACGGCAGAAGCGGTTATTCAACAACTAGAGAATAAGGATAATCTTTATTCAAATAAGTACGAACTAGAGTCATTAGATGAATATGATAAAGAGGAGATAGATTCTCTTTTATTCACTCTAAATCGCACTTTTGATAGGTTGTCATCTGAGTATTTTTTGAACTGCAATCACAGGCAGTATCGACCTGAAATGTTAGAGGAACAGGCATAAAGCCTGTTCCTTAACTTGTAGGAGAAAAAGATGAAACTGACTCAAGAAGAAAAATACCTAATAGCCTATGCTACGGAATTAGTAACTGACGACCCAGAAGGATTGATTCACCATAATCAATATTTTGCTGAGGAAGGAGAAGATCACATCAAAGATTTAGATAGGGATAAGGCTAGAACACTAGCAATAAGCATATATAGAAAATTAGATTTATAGGAGAATAAAATGAAAGCAAAATTTCAAAATAACACTGTCCTTTACGAAGGTGAAGGGTATAAATTTTCTTTTAAAGAAGAAAAGCACAACAACTATGCAAGTCTAATAGTGAAACCTAATCACTTAAAACTTCTATTTAATGAAACCGATTTGTCTGACTCTGATCTCAAGGCGAATATTATCCAAGATTGGTTCGCTGAAGAAAACGAAAGAGTTAGAGAGAGAAATAATCGCAAAGCTAAGGAAAGGAGAAAAAATGTATAGAGTAATGCAAGAAGTAAAGGGCGGTTTTGTTAGTGTTCTTAAAACTAAGGATGAAAACAGAGCTAAGGAAAAAACACTAGCTTTATTAAAACAAGAGAAAAAAGCTTATTTTGAGGATGCAAAATGGTAGGAAAGCTAACAGACGATAGCGGACCTTCGTGTTCGCTTTTAGCATCCATTATGGGCGAAAGTCCACATAAGTCACAGAACGAAGCCTTAGATGGATGCATGAGAGCGGGCAAGGGCTTAGACATTAGAAATGAGCAAAATTCAATAATGCTTATGGGTGATCGTCTTGAGGCAACATTATTAAATGGCGCAAAAGAGGATCTTGACCTGGACAGTTGTATTACCGATATTAATACCAAAGTAGTACACACAGAAATTCCATTACAGGGATCCTTGGATGGTATTTGTGAGGTTAAAGAACCCAGGATAATTAAAGAAGACCCCGCTAATAATATATATGTTATGACCAAGAACAAGGAAGCTCTTTTGGATGGACAAGGCGTTTTAGAGTGCAAAATAACAAGCGCCTATCCAGAATCCCCAAATGAGCTTCCGCTTTGGAGGGGTCCATTACAACTACAGGGCTTGATGGATATAACTGATTCAAAATACGGCATACTGGTTGTCCTCTATCAAAGTATCCACATCAGATACTTCATTTACGAAAGAGAAGAAGAAACTGTAAACAGGATACATGAAGCTGTTTTAGACTTTGATCGTAGAATAAGAGAAAAAGACTACTTTGAAGCTAAAGACCCAGAGGATGCTGTTTTAATATATCCAGAGGCCCAGGATAGTCATTTAGACCTGGAACAAAGCGCTATTAAAGAAATCGGCTCACTAGAAAGGGCTAGAGACATGATAAAGCGTTGGACAGCAGAAAAAGACAAGCACCAAGCTAATTTAATGGAACTCCTAGGAGACAACACGACGGGTTCTGTTAGCCACGACGGAACAACCTATATTATTAAATGGGGTATGCGTAATATAAAACCAAAACCCGAAAAGATAATACCCGCCACAGAAGGTTACGCGGTCAGGTCTAAGACCATTACAGTTAAGCATATTATTGAAGATCAGAATTGAGGTTTAGAGGGCAATTCTTCTTCTGCTTTTTCTAGCAAAGAAGCATTATAAATTGCCCTCCTTCCAACCTGAGCTGCGTACTTACTATCTAGGAGATTCCTTGCAGCCCCTTCCCAGTTGCTCTCTTTTAAATCTGTCAACATGTTCCGAAATGTAGATAAGGCACCGATACCCATATTAAAGGCCAAATCTGCCATAACAAGTTTTGCCCTTAACGGCAAATCGTTATACCAGGGCCAATTCTCTTGGATTCTTTCTATAACGTGATTTACATCGTTGTTTAATAGATACATAGCTTCTTCTTCTGTAATGCCTACATCGTCTAAATTACGCCCTACTCCCAGGGTAAGCTTCCCAGAAGTGCAGTGATAAGGGCGAGTCTTTAACCCTTCAAACTCTAACAAATGTTGTTTAAATTCTTCAATCATCCGAGTGTGAGGCTCCAAAATAAAAGGATATGATTGCTGATGCTAGTCCACCCAAGTAACCTAAAACCAAACTAACTATAGTGTCACTATTAGCGTCAGGCGGCATTAGTGTGACCGTAAAGATATAACCAATAAAACCCACAAGAACCAATGTGCCTAATACCTTGGGTGTCCAGTCTTTGGAAAATGTTTTTCTTGCTGCTTCTATGTCTGCCGTCTCTAAAGCAAAAAGATCTATTTCTAGTTCTTTCATTTTTAGTTCAAATTCGTTATCTATCTCTTTTAACTTTGCTAGTTCGTCAGGCGTTGCGGTTTGTATCTTCTGTTCAATTACTTTTTGGTCGTTTTTTACACCTAGCGCCTGACTCACCATATTCATTGCCATGCCGCCCATTGGACCACCTAGCGCTGTTCCTATTGTTGGTGCTACAGCACCTATTACACCTTTCAATAAATCTTTCATGCCTCTTTTTGTAAGTTGCAAAAGAAAAAAATCAAGTTTTTACCGTGTAAATATTAAGCGCATCCTTTTTGCCTTTCACTTTTATAGGCTCCAATTCTTCAAGTTCATATGACGTAAATTTAGCTGTATTTTCACCTATAATTATATCTACCCCAACGTCTTTGGTTGCGGACTCAAAACGTGCAGCCTGGTTAACTGGGTCGCCAATAGCGGTATAAACAAACTTTTGCCTGGAACCATGGTTTCCAACAATAGCCTCCCCGCTCTGAACTCCAACACCTATTTTTACGCCCAGGTTTGCTTTTTTTGTATCTTCTATTATTTCAATAGCTGTTTTAATTGCCATGTCCTCCTGGTCTTTCAAATCTAAAGGGCAATTAAATATGCCAAAACAAGCGTCTCCTATAAAGTTTGAAACCAATCCTCCATTTCGCAATATCGCATTTGCCTGGATAGTTAAAGATTCATTTAAAATATAAGTAATATCCTCTGGCGAAACCCTCTCTGTCATGCTAGTGAATGAACGTAAATCTGTAAAAAGGTAAGAGCAGTATCTTCTTTCTCCCCCTAGCTTTAATAGATCTGGGTTTTTTTGCAGTTCCTTAATGGCTTTAGGGTCTAGATAATGCTCAAACTGCTTTTTAATTTGTAGCCTAAGCTTATATTGTTCTCTAAATCTTAAATAGAAGGCCGTAGAAGCGGTTATAAACTGAGAAATCAAAGCCCAGGTCACATCTATTAACAAACCCTTCTGGATAGTCCAAACGCCAAAAAACGCCGTAGAGAGCAAAATAACCCCAGATAGGGTAATTCCCCAGGTTATACCTAAAACATTCAATAGAAGCCAAATTAGGGCTACTGACAGTGCGAATAAAGCTATTTCCAGGGCTATACTGTAATCAGGTATATATGGACTATCTTGGATAAGTATAGATTCAGCCAGGGCAGCTTGTACTTTGTGTGGTTCTAGTAAACCCCCAGGAGTTGCTATTTGGCTCGTTATGCCTTTTGCACTAAACCCAACAAATACAAACTTGCCCTCTACGTCTAAATCTTTCATATTGGTTATTGGGGTATTAACCCAACTTACCCACTTTCTACCATATCCATCTACGTTTATAGGAGGTAAACCCTTAACCCGTATTTGCTCTAAACCATTTTCATTTGTTTTGATAATGTAAGTGTCTGTTTTTGTTAGTACCTTCAACACCTCTATTGCGTACGAAGGAACCCAACCGTCTGGGGTTCTCATTAATAAAGGTAATTTTCTGACCAGGTTATCTACATCTGTACGGGCAACAGCTATACCCTCAGAAGCGCTATTTGCTAAGACGGGAGTATTTTTAATAACACCTTTGGTCACAATACCCTTCCCTGTATCATCCCCCATTATGACCGTGCCTGTCGTGTTTGGATATATACCATTGTTATCTTCAAACATAGCCAGGACTGAAGGTATGTATCTTAAACTTTGTGCAAATGCTTCATCTCCACCAAAACGGTCTGGTTGTGGAAATGAATACCAACCCACACCTATGGCCCCCTCGTTTATAAGTTCTATTTGTATTTGTGCTAAAAGTTCCCTAGGTAAAGGTATTCCCCCAAACCGCTCTAAATCTTTTTCTGTTATATCTAATATAACGAAATGATTACTGGGCTGTTGGTCTTTTACAAAAGCATCAAATGTCTTTAACTTGAGTACCTCCAATATTGTCCACCCTTGCAATAAAGGTATAGACAGCAAAAAAAGTAACCCTAAGAGTTGGGCTGTTTTTAGGAGCCTTGTGTTATTTTTATTACGGATGATCCCCCCCCGTTTACTGTAATCGTTTTAGAGACGCCTTCCTGGATAAATATAACAGTATATTCGCCTGAACCATCTATATTTAGCTCTGCATAGTGACCGACATTTCTTATTAGCTTTACACTTTGCCCCTGGATTATCGTGGTTATCTGTGTTTCTAAATCTTGCCCCACTTTTGTGCCTGTAATCGAAACCTGGGTTGCGTCTACAGATAAAGCGTCTTCTTGTTTAATAATATCTAATTCTTGCATAATGTCCAAAAGGTCTTCCAGGAAATTGACATCCAGGTAATTAATATCTAATTCGGTAAACTCTAAATCTGCTTCGTTATCCAGGACATCTTCTTCCAGGTAATCTACATCTAAATCGTTAAAATCTAAAAGATTAACTTGTTGGGTTTGTTCTTCTTCTTGTATTTCAACTATTTCTTTTGGCGGACTGACTATTAACATATTATCAATAAGATCTAGAGTAAGATCTAAGACAACTGGTTTAGTAGGCGCACTTTCATATACAGAAACAGACGTTGCTTCAAATGGTTTATTTAATAAAACCGATCCCATGGCTGTTGTAACTAAAATCTCTCCACTAGATAAACCGAATTCATCAGGGAGAAGAACAATCAGTGAGGCGCCAAGCTCATTTGTTGTACAAGAAAATGAAGTTCCTCTAATAGAAATTTGTGCTGTTGGTGTGCTTAGAAAGATATTTTCTTTGTTAATTTTTCCTAAACCACCTGTTATGAATCTCGCAGTCCCACTTGCGAATTTCAATGCCATTTTTGACTTTGAAGGATCAGGGTCAAATATAAAAGAATCAATGACCAATTTGCTATGTTCTGTGAGTCGCACAACAGAACCATCCAGGAATTTAATCCCTACCCTTCCTGCTGCCGTTCTTACATCATCTAATGATTGTATGCCTAACTTTAATTCGGCACCTATTTCTTCATCTCTTAATACTTTGGCGTTGCCAGTTAGTTCAGAAATATTACCTATATTAGCAACTGGTTGAGGTTCCGCCGTCATTTTGAATGACGCAAACAGTACCATTACTGCCAATAGATATAATTTTAAGCCAATCATTATCTAGTGTGCTTGATTGTGTGATATTAAAAGTACGACTTCCACCCGTATGGTCCAAATAGAAATAACCGCCTTGATACCCACTGGCGGTAAAATTAACAGTATTATCTGAACCATCAATATCCATATAATTAGTGGCTAAGTCATAATTTATGTTAGAAGTAATCTCATTACTGCTGCCGTTTATAGTCCAATCTAAATCTAGTGTACTAGCCAGGGCAGAAGTAGCCTGGTTAAGCGTAAACTCATTTGAGTCACCCGTTACCTGGATATTCAAATTACTATCGTCCGCTCCGTAGGTATTATCTTTGTCTACATTAATATCAAATATATTGCTATCACCTGTAAACTCAAAAAATCCCGTAAACGAATCTGCAAGAATATCCCCCAGGAATTGGTTACTAGAACCAATTTGGTTAATATCTAATGTCATAGTAATGCCATCCAAATCAAGAGCCGTCATATCTCCTGCGGTTGCATCGCTTCCTCCTATAATATTTCCAGAACCTAATTGCTCTAAGTCAATATTTGCTGTAGCTCCACTTTGATCTACTGATATTTCATTATCAGACGCAAACAAGAAAAACGGCAATATAATTAAACTAATTATTTTCTTCTTCATAACTCCAATAGCCCCTCTCATAGCCGATGGTTATTAATTGTAATATAGCTCCTTCGATTGCTATTTGCAAAGCCAAGGTTGCGCTTTCATTCTCAGACATACCCATTTCTACTTCAACCAGTTCGGTTGATTGTTCGTAGAAGCGGAATAAGTCTTGTGATTGTCCATAACTAAAAACTGTTTTTTGTGACGTTACTTCTATTAAAACTTCTCCTGTTGCCACTGATACCATTCGCAAAGAAACAGTTAAAGAGTCTTCGCGATAAGATGCAGAAGACGAAACAGATAACGCCCTTGCTCCCGCGCCCCCCGTGCGTAAATTTCGGTCTATACTGACCACGGCACCCTCTATTAAGACTCCCGCAAAGAGCAACGGCATTAATGGTCTTTTTCCATCCTGTTCTTCAAAACTTTCACGGGTTGAGCGTATAAGAGATCTCTCCTTTGTTAGATTATCCAGGCCACGTCTTTCTACTACACGGAAAAAATTACCATTGGCCGCATGTTTAAGCGCCCTTATTAAAAGTGCGTCTGGTGCTTGAGTAATTGCTGAACTAAAAAGTGCGAATTGTGAATTGCTTTTTCTTTGCCCTGTTTGGTCTGTAAAACTATTACCGTAGACGGCAACAACAGGACGGATTGTGGGAGCTTGAACTTCTTTTAATTCCTTAGATTGTAACTCTAATATATGTGCGACTTTATAAAAGTCTTTTGCCAGGTGATCGTCAAAAGCATCTTGTACTCTAGCTAATGAACAACTAGAAAGTAAAATCACCAACAGGAAGGCTAATAGTCGTGACGTTTCCATCTTCATCGGTTATTTTTAGAGTAATAATCCCGTCCTCAATCCAATACTCTATGATGTTGCCCAACAACTCTAATAAACCTTCTGTCTGTGGATTCTCACCAAAAAGGTTATCTATTAACTGTCTGCTTAACTGCGCAAACAGTCTGCTTTCCAAGTTCCTATAGAACCTGGCTAAAGTTGTATTATTTGCCTCTCTTTCTGCTGCTTCTTTTAGCGCTTCTATTTCAGCCTCTAGCGCTTCTTTTCTGTTGAACTCTTGGTTCTCTATCGTCAAATAGTGTGAACTCGTATTAACACCACTGAATGATGGGTTCTTAAATTTGTGAACTATCTCGTCAGCAGTAACATTGTGTGTAAATGCTATTAATGTAATTGCGATAATGGCCATGAATACACCCATAGCCCAAGCTGTAAAATAATCAATTTTAGATGTCTCGTTTTTTTTAATCTTTTCTTTGGTCATCTCTGTCTGCTTTTGCTATTTTATCTGTATCTATTAAATTTGAAACCCCCAGGAGAGTTTTTAATAAAACGTCCTGGCGTATGCTCTGATTATCTACAGCCCTTACTCTGTCTATCAAGGATACGATTATACCGTATTGAGAATCTAATTTGGTAGTAACCCTCTCTTCCATTGTGTCCAAGCTGACTTGCACTTTTTCATCTAGCGCATCCAGTTTGGTTTCCATACCATCTATAATTCTATTTATAAGCTTCCATATAAAAAAGCCAAGACCAAGGGCTGCTGCAATAGGAAATCCAACCTCATTAATTAATGAAATTGTCGTTTCCATTATTTGTCTATTGGTACTTCTATAGTTTTATATGCTTCATTAACATCAGGAGTAGATTTATCATCAGCCTTATAACGACCATCCTCGTCCCTGGCTCTGACTTTCTTTTCCTTTACTCCTCTCGCTCTTTCAGAAAAGCTTTTTAAGTAGTCATAGTATGTTTTTGATAAGTATTTCATAAAATCACCTTTGGGTTAAAAATTTTTAATTGGATTAACTTTTCCCTGTTCTCTAAATGTTCTTTTTCTATTTCTTTTTTTGATTGACCGTAATAATTTACGGCCAAATAATTGTCTACCAACGCCTGGTTTACATTTAGGCCGTCAACGTACAAGGTCCCTAAGACTCTACCGAACTTTCCTCTAGAGTCTTTCAATTCTGTTTTGATAACTATATCTTTGCCCGAATTTATAGTGTCTTCTAAAAATTCTTTTGCCAGTTTTCCTCTAGCTTTCTCATCAAGATCCCTAGTGCGTGACTCGGGAGTATCAATAGCAAAAAGACGAACACTAGAACGATAAGAAATAGAAAAACCAAGCTGAATACTAAGAATGAGAGAATCACCATCAATAACTCTTTCAACATTACAAGCATATTCGTACATCAGATAAATCTCGCAACTACTATACAGGTAACAATGAAAGGATAGACACCCCATATAATAGTTTCAAGACGTTTAAATTTAGCACTGCCTTCGTCTAGCCTATCTTCAATATGTTTGAAACGAATAGCGCACTCTCGTTCGTGCGCCTCAAGTAACGAAATAGATTTACTGCTAGTGAGTTTTTCCTTCATTTATCAATTCATGTAATTCTTTTTGCTTGAGCCTAAAATGATCCCTAGCCTTTTCAAACTGGTCTACATAATTCGCTAAATTTTGTAAATCAACCTGAATTCTTTGCAACATGACTGCTACAGTGTAGGCTTCATCGTTTAGATCCTTGGTTTTAACCAAGACTCCGCCTGGCAGTTCTATTTCGAATTCTTGCCTTTGAATTTGGCTTTGATTTTCTTCCATAAATTCTTGAGATAACTCTTCAGCTTCTTCAATAATTTCTTTATTTTTGCCATTTTTTATTTTCTCCATTTTTTTTGCACTCCTACTTTTTTAAATAGATGGTTTGATTATACTAACTATTTCAGTATTTTAGAAACTAAAACCTTATATTGTTCAGTGACTTGTGTTTGTCCAGGAGTTCCTTCCAGGACTTCATACTTCTTTGTTACGTCTTCTGATTGAGTATCTGAATCGTCTATAAAACCACCAACATTATATTCTTGACCTATAAGGTTAACGCCTGGAATAGTGTCTAATATAGGACTATCCTTTTGGAATACCCACATTACTTGAGTGGCACCCAGGGACTTAACAAACGGTCTCCTGGTTAATAAGAAATTAGGGTCATATATCCAACTTCTACTGTTTGCTTTATTTCTTCTGTATAAGCCATAACATCTAATTAAGTTGCCCTTCATTTCATTATCTTCCATATCTACACCGAGCCAACCGCCTTCTATGCCCACTATGTAATCATCCTCTTTTATAACTGCCATCCAACCATTCTCTGCTATTACTACACCTCTCCAATTCTGTAGGATGTATTGCCTCTTTCCATTTTTATCAGGATCCTCTGCTGAATAATCATAACCAAAGTCTGTTTGCTTTTCGTATATATGCCATTTATAGGTACTGGTGTCGCCTCCTGTACCTTCTAAATACTTACTAGAATCATCATACAAAGATCTTAGCGTTCCATCTTCCATATATTGATCCCATTCTTCTAGGGTCATTTTAGACATGGAGTAGGGCATTATTGCCACCTCATATAGCGTTCCGTTGTGGTATCGAAGGTACCTAAACCAGTCCCAGTCCAGGTCCAACTATGTAAATCGAAGCTTCCAACAGTCCCCCCACTTGAGTGTGTTGCTGATGTTCTATTTAAAGTGTTGTTGTCTATTTCAAGAGTTGACCAAAATGTTTCGGATTCGCCAGTTGGTATTCCTATTGAGAATACAAAAGTTCCACTATTTAATGAAATTAAACTAATATAACCCGTAGTGTAGTTAGTTTTATTGATTGTGAATTGCGTCATGGCTACAAGATGGGTTCCTGTTCCATTTAGGGTAGCACCAGAAAAAGCAGAGCCAACTCCGTAGGTTGTTGAACCTCCCTTAACTGTAATGGTTTGTGTTCCTCCTTTTAGGCGGAAAATACCACCAAAAACATCTTTCATCGAACATGTAGCCGTAGTTCCTACGTTGTATCTACCTGCCATAGATGCCTGGTTAAGACTCACGCTTGAGTCTGAGACGTTAAGTTTATCTGTTATGTCGTCAACGTCTAAAGCTTCTCCTGGAAAGCCAGTTGTGACATGAGGCATAATTTACGCCCAAATAGCAGCGCAGATGGTTTTTACTAATTCGTCTTCTTTTGAATAATCAGTTGCAGCTCCGCCATCTTCAACAAACTTCGTTAAATGTTTAGTTTTAGAAGTTGATACTGGCAGATCATCGTCAGATGAATCATCAAATGTGTCTACATATACCACCATAAGTGTGGGGTGTTTTGCGTTCGCTGATGCTGCTGCCGTTGCGTCCTGGAGGGGGTAAACCTCTATTCGCTGTACTGTAGTAGTTTTTTTAATCGCCATTTTTTTCTCCTTTTAGCTTATTAATTTCTTCTCTAAGTTCTTTTATTAATTCTTCTTGCCTTTTAGCGTTTTCAATTAAATATCCAACCATATTACCATACGCTACAGACTTAGTACCCATTTCATCGTCTGCTGTTTTTACCAGTTCTGGTGCTACTTGTTCTAATTCTTGTGCTATTACTCCTGAGCCTTCTTTGCCGTCTCTAGTAAAAGAAACACCTCTCATATCTAATACTTTTTTTCCGTCTAAAGTTTCTATGTTGTCTTTTAATCTTTCATCAGAATAAGCAGTAACATTGTTGTTAAATGTTGCGGCACCTGCATCTGACATATCAAGGGTAAGGGCAGTAATAAATGATGTGCCATCTTGCCCTCTAAACTTTAAATCTGCATCTGTAACCCTTGACTGTATTTCTACATCATTGGTAGTGATATCAATTAAGGCCTTTAATACGCCCGCATCTTTGAAACTTACTTGGCCACCATCTGAGTCAAGATCAATTCCGCCACCAACATCTAGGGTTAGATTATTAGTTGAATTTATTAATAAATTTTCTGAACTGTCTAGTTCCACTTTGGCTGTATTTGAAGCCGCGTTATAGAATCTTAATCCTGCCGTTCCGCTTCCGTCTTTGTCTATAATTACAGTTGAACTTGAGTCTGGATTACCATAGTTTGTCCATAAAGTTCCTCCATCTGTAATTCGTACTGCTTCTGTGCCTGATGCGTTCTCAAATCGTATATCATCACCTTTTATTTTTAATGCGCCATCACCCACTAGATCTAAGAAACCATGGCTTCCACTATGATAAATTTTGAAATCATTACCTGTTCCAAGAACTAAGTCTTTTGAATCGTTTAATTTAATTTGTTCAAGGTTGTATAAGACTCGACCACTATTTAGAACATTAGTCGTACCCATTTTTAAATTACCAGAAAGAATATAAAAATGTCCGTCAGTATCTATAGTTATTATTCTTGAGTCTCCTGCTTTTAAGCTAAAGTTATGGCTCGTTGTTGTACCAAATTCCATATCAGTAGTAGCATCGTTGTATTCAATAGCTGCTGCTACTGCGCTACCACTTCTTTCAAAGCTTGCTAACTTAACATCGCCACTACTGCTGTAACTTCCTTCAAAGGTAGCAACTGTAGCACCCGCAGTTGTGTTGTTTATATCTAGTGACCCTGTTACATCTACACCGCCTGAGGCTGTTGCTAGTTTTGCTGAGTTATTATAATAAAGAGTGACAGCACCATTTTCTACAGCTTCAATCATATTTTCTTCTGTAGTTGCACCTCTTATTCTTATAGTTCCTGCACCTTGAATATAGAAGTTACCTGTACCAACTTCACTAATAAAACTATTAAGGCCATCATGGTATATTTCTAAATCTCCATCACTACCAAGCTTCAACTTCTTAGAGTCGGCCACCGAAAAATCACCATTAGTTAGCTGTAGTTCACCTGCCGCACCCGTTAAGGTTACTGGTGTAGAAGCACTATAGAATCTAATCTGGCCTGTTGCTGTAGTGTCATCAGAAGCACCAAAGGATAAATAGGCATTGTGGCCGCCGCTTTCAAGTAGGGTTAATCCGTCATAAGCTCCCTCATATTGCAAAGTGGGTTCACCTGATACACCTGAACTTGAAGAACTATCCGAAGTAATTAGGTAGCCAGTACCGGGATTAGAAAAACTGGTAATAGTATTAGACGACCAAGATAGATTTCCAGAGCCATCTGTTTTTAGAAAAGATCCTGTAACTCCATCTGCTGTAGGGAATGTGTATGCACCATTAAATGTAATCTCACCTGTATCATCTACCTGTAGTCTTGTATATTTAGTACCACCTTCACTTGCGGCTTCTTGTAAGTGAAACCTTCCACTAGAATCAATAGTTTGTTCCCATATTTGCCCTATTCCTGTTCTTGAAAGTCTAAAGGTTGGGGCAGTTGCGTGAGATAAATTTAACAATGCGTTCGGCGCATCAGTCCCTATGCCAACAGCACCAAGCTCAGTAATGGTCATATAAACTAAACTTCCATTTCTACCAAAGCGATGGTCTAAAGCATAATAATTAAGATCTAATTGATTAACCCCAGTTTGGTCGCTTCTGATTTCGCTTCTGTTATTTGAATGGTCGAATCTAATACTTAATCCTTTTGTATCTGTAGTTGAGCCTATTAGCCTTAAATGATCGCTGTCTGCTTTTATTTCCAGTTTATTTGATGGTGCATCAGTTGCAATACCAAGCCTTCCATTGCTAGTGATCCTTGCTACTTCACTACCATCAACTTTAAAATTCATATAACTACTAGACGAAGAATCCGTTGCATCAGCGTCTAAAGTTAAAGCACCAGAAACATTTGCAACTCTTGAAGTACCACCATTATCAGTTAAATCTATTCTTACTGTTTCATCTGTAGATTCAACTTTTACTAAAGAATCTGCTGAACCTTTTACATGCAAGACGTTATCTGGAACCTGGACACCTATGCCTATGCGCCCATTATTATCTATGCGCATCCTCTCGTTTGAACCAGTTGTAGTGTTATTAGAGGCAGTATGGAATATTATTTGATTAACCATGTTTGCGGCACTAATTCCGCCACCTATATCTATTGCTTGAGCAGTAGCATTACTAGATGAAGTTAATAATAATCCTGCTACTGGTTCTTCTGAATTATCATAATGCCTACCTACAATAGCACCATATTTAGTTGTAGAATCTGATGCTGTATTAGATAACCTTAGTTGGGTTACTAAACCACTATTTATAATATCAACTGCCGCTCCTGCTGAGGTGGTGCCAATACCTAGACCAGTTGAGTCAATTCTTGCTATCTCTGAACTGTTAATTACAAATTTATGGAAGCCAGAAGATTGAGTAGTGTTATATTCAATGCCGTAGTTATCTTTAATAAAATACCTGTTTGAATCATAAATATAGAGCCTTCTCATTCTGGCATCGCCAGAGGTTGATAAATCTAGCTTTGTTGAAGACCAAGGTGAATCAGTTGAAATTCCTACGCTTCCTGAGGAGTCAATACGCATAGCCTCTGTGCCGCCTATCGTGAATCTATGAGCAGAAGCCGAACTTAATCTAAGTATGTTATCGCTATGTGTGTAAATAATAGCACCTGACCCTGTATCAGAAGCATCGCCGAATCTTAATTGTGTTTGTGTCGCTGAAAAAAACTGTATTCCTGTATCTGTAGCGTGTTCAAGAGTTAAAGATGTATTGCTATTGGATGCTGAACGTCCAGATAAAGCACTTTCCTGAATGTTAACCTTGTTATCTCCACTCGTAGCTCCTATTGCCAAATTACTATCTATGTATATTCCAGTCGTGCTAGTTCCAATATTAGCTACCGAAGACCCGCCAGATCTTAGATTTAAAACGTCACCATGTCCGCCACCTCTGTTTAATGCTAAAGGGGTACCTGCGTTCCTTGATATGTGTGACATATCTGATGGATGTAGAGCTATTCCGCTTGCTGTTGAAAACCCTGGTGTTGTAGATGTTGTTCCTATAGATAAAACACCTGCACCAGATAACCTTGCTCTTTCTACACCACCAGTAGAGAAAGCCATAGAATCGCCATCATGTCTGTATCTAATTTGTCCGCTACTTGTAGAGCCTGAATCACCAAAATTAATGTCATTGATACTTGTTGTATCTGGCACGCTTATTTGTAAAGCCGCCGCACCTGATGTTGAGTTGATTCTAAATAAAGATCCAGTACCTTCTACATCGAGCAAATAGTTCGGCGTAGTGGTCGAAATCCCAACATTGCCGCTCTTATCTACACTAACTAAAGGTGCATCAACATTTGCACCACCGATAACAAAATTATCCGTAGCGTCATCATGTCCTATCGTGTACTGAGCAGAGCCATCATTAAAGAATTTGATTTCTGTATCTGAACTTGCGGGAGCATCTAGCCTAATTCTTGCATCGCCAGAAGCAGATTGAATATCAAGCATTTCGGCGGGTGAAATACCAATTCCAATTCTGCCAGAGCTACCAAGTAGTACATCATGGTTAAAAGTCGCAGTACCTGCATCGGACATATCAAGGGTCAGAGCAGTTATTATGCTTCCGCC